ATGCAAAAAATTTTAATAGAACTAAATAAAAAAATTAGCCAAAATTTAAAAGATAAATTGAATGAGCAGGAAAGTATTGATGAAAATACTCAATTTATAAATTGGTTAACCGAAGAGAAAGGAAAATAATGCTTTCAGCAGATTATAATAATTTAACCGCCAAGGAATTAGATGGCGAAGTATTAGAGGAAATAGATTATGAAGACCAATAAAAAAAGCGCCCCGACTAAGAAGCGCTTAAGGAAACAACCTAAGAAAATTGTAGCAAAGAAAAATCAGAATAGCAATATGGCTTTGGCCACAGTTTCTTATGCAGATATTATTTCACCTATAACTCATGATAGCTCTTTAAGTTTAGTTAAATCCTACTTTCCGGAAAAAGTTATAAAATTTATCATTCAACCTACACCTAGAAAATTCATACAGCAAAGACCTGGACCTGGCGGAAAACAGTTTGATTATGTTTCCGGATGGTATGCAAAAAAATGTGCTAACTACGCTTTCGGTTTTAACCACAGTTTTGAGATTAAGAGTAAAGAGATCTGCGGTACATCAGCAATAGTTGAAGGCAGGTTTATTGTCACGGATCCAAAAACCGGTAAAGAGATTTTTCACAAAGATGATATTGGCGGACATAAAATTAGATTTATTATAGGCAAAGCATCTACCGCTGAAAATGCTGTTGATGTGGCAAATGATTATAAGAGTGCCGCCACAGACGCTTTAAAACGTTGTATGGCTCAAATTGGATTCTTTATGGACGTTTACGGGGTAGGGGAAGCTAAGGATGATGGAAATTATACAAACGGTCGTCCTCAAGAAGATTTTGTAGAAGGTTCAAATATTCATGTAGCAGAAATTAAACCTGTATCTAAAACTAATGAAGTTACGGTAGAGTATGAATGCGAAAGTTGCGCTGAAGGTATATCACAAGCAGAAGCAGAATATAGCAAAAAAATATTTAAAAGACGATTGTGCAGAAATTGTCAGAAAGCTAAACGCTAATGTCCGAATTTGAATTGACAGAATTATATAAAGGTAAAGTTCAACTTAAATTTTTCCCCGGATCTCATCAATATTGGGTTTCAGTAAATGGAAGTCCATTTAAAAGAAAAACAGGATCCACAACCTATATTGGAATTAAAGACAAAAGCCGACCCTTAGGAATTTGGCAGCAAGAATTAACAGCAGGTTTTTTATTTGACTGTATTAAAGATAAGGTAAAAATTGATGAAGAAAAAGCTGTTGAGGCAGTTATCCAATGTGAAATTGCTAAAGACAAAGCCGCTGATATTGGTAGCGAAATTCATGCTTGGATTGAAGGCTATATAAGGCATAAATTAAAACAGCCAGGATTTGAAAATTTGCCAGATATGCCTAAATATCCGGAAGCAATTATCGGTACTAATTCCTTTTTTGAATGGGAAAAAAAACATAAAGTTAAATTCTTGTCTACTGAAACACCTGTTTATTCTTTAGAGCATGACTATTGTGGTATTGAAGATTTTACAGCAATTATTGATGACGAGTTTACCGACAATGATTTTAAAACGAGTAATGGATTGTATAACGGAGTTAGGGCACAAACTGCATCGTATGCCATGGCCCGAATGGAAAATGGGGGACGTAAGACACAGGGACGTTGGGCGATTAGATTGGCAAAATATGACGAGAAAGAATACATGAAGCGTGAATTACGAAAAAAGGAAATTAAAAAAATTATTGCAAAAATTAAAGGGGTTGCTTATAAAGAAAGCGAGATAAGACCATACGAAGTTTTTGAAGCAAAATATTTAGACGATAAAAAAAGCTTCATTGAACGTGACTTTAAAGCTTTTCTAAATATGAAAGCTATCCATGAATGGGATAAAGAAACCGATCCTTTTTATCAAAAAGAAAATTGGTAGTTTTCTTACTCCCCGCGCAACCTCCTCGGTTGTAGGGGGAGATAAGCAAATTAAAATATGAAACTAAAATGGAAAAACCTAAACTCAAATTTATGCCCTCAATGCGGTAAACCATTAACCGTAATGACTAAAAATGCTTTCTGTATTCCTGAATGTGGATTTAATATTTGGCGCGATAAAATGGAGCAGATTAAATACAACATTGCGAACGGAATTTATCAAGGACGAAGAAATTTTGAACAAGGTAGAGGTTAAAAACAAATTAATCAAACAAAAATATGGCTCAAAGAAGAATGTTTAGTCCTCAAATAATTGACAGTGACGCATTTTTAGATATGCCATCATCCGCACAATCTCTTTATTTCCATTTAGGAATGAGAGCCGATGATGATGGATTTGTAGGAAATCCCCGAAAGATTTTAAAAATAATTAATAGCAGTGAAGATGATTTAAGAATACTTTTAGCAAAAGCATTTATCTTGACTTTTGAGAGCGGAATCATCGTAATAAAGCACTGGCGAATTAATAATTTAATTCGTAAAGATTGGTATAAAGAAACAGCTTATTTAGAAGAAAAAGCACAATTAAACATTAAAGAAAATGGATCTTATAGCTTGTCAAAAGAGGCTTATGATAAAGAAGAAAATGCTGTTTTCGTTAACGAGAATGTAACGAAACCGACACATAGGTTAGGTAAGGTTAGTTTAGATAAGAATACAATTGACTTTGAAAAATTCTGGAACATCTACCCAAAAAAGGTTGAGAAAAAAAAGTCAGAAGTTAAGTGGAATAGTTTAAAACTAGAAACTCAAGAGCTTATTTTAAAGGATTTACCGGAAAGAATTAAATGCGAACAATGGCAAAAAGGTTTTATTTTAAACCCAATGACTTACTTGAACGGAGAGCGTTGGAATGATCAAATTGTAAACCCTACTGCAGCGCGAACTACTGAAAGATGGGTCCCGCCAGTTGATGACAGAGCACCGATTGATTCCGTTGGCCGTCAAAAATTTAATCAAATGAAAGAAGCTTTTAAATTAAAATAAAAATATATGGTAAAAATAACCCCGGTATTTTACGGCGAAACAAAAGATGGAAAGTTAGTTTTAGAAAAGCCAGAAAGATACCAAACATACATAAAATCAATCGGCAATCGAAAAGTTGTAATGGTTTTAAAAACTCCGAAGAAGCCGCGCAGCTTAAACCAGAATGATTATTATTGGGCGGTTGTAGTTCAGATGATAGCCGATGAAACTGGTTTTACTCCAGACGAAGCTCACGAAGCAATTAAATGGTTGTTTTTAAGAAAGCAACTCGGAAATATTTTTACAGTCCGCAGCACCTCAATTTTAAATACCATTGAGTTTGAAAATTATGTGGAACAAGTGAGAATTTGGGCGCAGACAGAATTAAATATTAAAATTCCCTTGCCAAACGAAATAGAATGAAACATATAGATTTATTTTCCGGTATTGGAGGTTTTGCTCTTGCCGTCGATACAGTATGGCCCGAGAGTGAGCATATGTTTTGTGACTTTGATCCGTTTTGTCAGCAAATATTAAAAAAGCATTGGCCTAATTCAAAAATTTATGGAGACATCAGGACTATTACCAACGCCGGAAGCAAAAAACAGCGAGGGATATCAGACAGCTCACGGGAAGAAATATCCGCGCCTTGGAGCAGTTGTGACATCCTCACAGGCGGGTTCCCCTGCCAGCCATTCAGTGCCGCAGGAAAAAGAAAAGGCACAGAAGATAACCGTTACCTCTGGCCAGAGATGTTTAGAATTATATCAACTTTCAAACCGACATGGGTCATTGCTGAAAACGTGCGTGGCCTCGTTACTTGGAACGAGGGAATGGTACTCGAGCAAGTGTGCACTGATTTGGAAGGACAAGGCTACGAAGTCCAACCGTTTATTATTCCAGCTGTCGCCGTCAACGCTCCCCACCGCCGGGACAGAATATGGTTTGTTGCCCACCGCGCAGGCAATAGACGGTTCTGGGCAGGGTCGCCCTTTGAGACTGAAGAAAGACGGGCCACAGGATCCAAACAAGCCGGGGAGCTGGCGCGGGGACTTAAAAGATCACATAGCTCTGCTTCCGACACCAAGGGTGTCGGAAGCAGAGGGCGGGGTAGTAAAGAATGTGGAGATAAAAAATGGAAAATACAGTCGGGTGAACAAAAAGGGGGTGAGGTTTGGAGTAAAAATAAAGGACGTACTGGGAATGCTGCCGACTCCGAGATCAAGAGAGGGCAACGCAGGGAGCCCAGGGAGCCTACACAACTTAAAGAAAAATTATTTAGACGGGACAATTCAAGAAACTGGGATGACAGCTGGCTTGAAGTTGCAACCGAGCTTTGTGGAGTGGATGATGGGTTACCCGTCGGGGTGGACGGATTTAAACTTACTAAAGCCGGGCACCGAACACAAAGATTAAAAGCATTAGGGAATAGTATTGTGCCACAGGTGGCAATAGAAATAATGAAATCAATAAAATGCGCTTAATATCACAAAAAGTAAAAAAACAAATTGATGCAGATCCTTTTTACCACCGCTGTTGCCTAGCAGATGAAAATTGTGATGGCCGAGTAGAAATGCATCATAACCTAATTTACGCCGGACAACAGCAAGATTATAAATTTTGTATTCTACCAGTTTGCGCAAACTTCCATCATAAAAACGAAAAGCGCGAAGACATCCGGGACAAATTAGACTGGATAATGTTACAAAGAACTGACCTTAATTTTTTAATCAAAACTTTTCCTAGAAGAAATTGGCTACAACTACAAAATTATTTACAACAAAAATTCAAATCAAAAATATGAAATGTCGAAACTTTGAAAAATGCAACAATTATATTTTCACCAGTAAAAAAAGAGCTTGCCTATTTAGAAGATATTTTGTTTGAAGAAATGCCAAACGACAAAGATAAATTGTGGCCGGAAAGATTTTTAAAAGCAATTAAACCTGGGGCAGATTTAAGTTTAATTTTGCCAAAATTTTTTGTTTGGCAATTTGAAGATTCTAAAGTAGGTTTAATAACTTTAAAAGAGGTCACAGATGATAAGGAAGTTTTAGGGTTTTGCAAAGAAGTTGTCGCTTTATACAAAAAAACTATTGATGGTGAAAAAGTTTCAGAAAATGAATTTTATGAACTATATTTAAAAATCGATAGAAGTTTTGCTTGGGCTGAAGCTTGGGGTTGGGCTTGGGCTGGAGCTGGGACTTGGGCTTGGATTTGGGCTAGGGCTTGGGCTTGGACTGATTACGAAAAATATATTCTTATACAAACTGACAAACTAATTGAGCTTTTAGAAGAAGCAGAATAAAAAAACATTTATGAAACTAATCAACTGTAAAAATTTACTTAAAGTAGGTATGGAAGTTAAGGAGGTGAGGGGAGGATATGTGAGTGAGTGTATACAACTTCAAAATGGACAAACTGTTACAATAACAAGAATAAATGAGGATGGTGTTTGGTTTAATACCTGTCCTCATTCTTGGACTGAGAATATCGAACTAGCCCTAACCCCAAGCTGGGATAACCTTTATGTCGGATTGACAATAGTTCACCCAGACGGAACTAAAGATAAAATATTGGAAGTATTTCCAAGCGGTAAAACATTTATGAGAAGTTGTTGGTCGGGTCATGCTAATTGGGAAACTATTGCAGGAGACATCCACCACATAGAAGAGGCGAAACGCCTTGGCTGGAAAATTATGGAAGCTGAGGAAGAAGAAACAATAGAGGTTTTAGGTAAAAAATATAACAAGGAAAAAGTAATTAAAGCGTTAGAGGGGATATGAAATATTTATTAACACCTTATTAATTCATCCTCTATCCTAGCCGTCAGGGGGTGGATTAATAAGGTGTTAAGGCTTGCATTAATGCTCATTTTATGCTAATATTATTATATAATTTAATAGAAAAAGACGGCTACGCTATTTTAGTGTGAGCCGTATTTTTTTATGAATAGAAATTCAAAAAAAAGTATCAGATTTCATTTTACGCCAGTCATCGGAAGAGCAAAAAAAAGAAAACTTATTTTTCCAAGTAATATAAAATATGCAACTAAACAACAAAAGATTATTGGACATATTCTTTTAGAAAAAGTCTTTGGAGAAGATATTGTCGAAGCTTACAAATGGCTTTCTGATAATAGTTATTCCGGTCATTTTAGCACAATGAATGAATTTGATGCTAGAAATGTAATTAATAAATTAAAAAGAATACTCAAATGAAAGATTTAGGACATTTGTTTAAAAAACCAACTCGAAACGAAATTACACAGATGGAACTTGATACGCACTTAGAAGCGATGAAAGCATTACATATAACCGTAATAGTTTTATGCCGACATTTAAAAATAAGCCCAAAAAAATTAGTTGATTTAAGTTATGAAGATTTAGCAAATGAACTTTACAACAATCAAATAATTCAAGCACAAAGAGATTTCTTAATTGCTAATCCAAACGGAAAAGTTTTAAAGTTGAGAAAAAATTTTATTAAATATTTATTTAATAAATTATGGACCAAATTCCAGAAGCTTATAAAGACATCCTCGGATCAAGTCCAAAATTAAGTATTTGTTATATAGCTGGATGTGCTTTTGATTTTTTTGAAGAAAATGGCGTATACAGAATTAAGACTAAGTATGACATAAATATTACACCCCTTGGAGAAAATAACTATTTAGTTGTTGAAAAAAGACAGCCAGAAAGAAAAGTAATTGTAAATCTTTTATGAAAAATGATTTTGTTTTAACTCCTTGGTTTGTTACTCAAGGTTACAAAATTTTAAATAAAGCAAGAATCCATAACCAAAAGCCTGTAAAGTGGTTGATGCCTCAAGATTATGGTTTAAGATATTTATATGGTATTCCTGTTAAGTTTGATCGGGCTGTTAAACACTTAACTTTAGAAATTGAATTTAATTAATAATTAATCCATAATTTTATGAAACCTACAAAAGGTGGCAAAAAAGGAAGCAAGGGCGGCAAAGGCTGTTAATTGTTTTCAGACATTAGGGGAGATGTTGGTTCGAGTCCAACCAGCGTGCATGAATCGCTGTACCTCAACGGTAGAGGTGTTCCCCGGCTGTTTGAAAATAATATAGCGCGTAGGGACGGACGGCAAGTTACCACTCTCATACGGTGGGGATATCGGGTTCAATTCCCGATCGCGCAACCAATTAATTAATGAAAGGAATTTATGCCAGAACAAAAAGCAAGCATTGGTAGAATTGTTATTTATAATCATCCTGGTAGCGCAGACAGCAAATATCCGCCAATGCAATCACCAGCAATTATTCAAGATGTTTATATTCAACAAAGCCCCGTAGATGCCGCACAAGTTGAAGTATGCGATTTATTTGTTATGAGTAAATCAAATGGAATCTTTTTTGCTAAAGGAATAGAACAAGTAGATGATCGGGAAACTCCTATAAGCAAACAGGCTTTAAGTAAAATTGCTTCTAGATGGAATTGGCCAGAAAGAGTTTAATTTAATCCCTCTGCCTCTGTTAACCGTGGGGGCTGGGATGAGTAAATTAAAATCATATGAAAACAGCAATAATAAAATATATTGATAAAATTGAACGATCTGCTATGCCCGGCCTTGTTGTTACTCAAACACTTATTCAAGGTGAAAAACTTGAGGTTTCAGATGGTTATCATACAATGGACGAGCTTTATGAGCATAGAATAGTTTTGTTTATAGCGTTATGTAAAGCCATTTACACACTAAGGTTACCGACTGGCGAATTAAGTATTTGGCGTTCAAAATTACATAATGACGGAAGCGAATTTGAAGGATGGTTTATATTAGGAATAATGGACGAACCCGGCAAACAAATAACTTATCACTTACCATTAAGATATTGGGAAGAAACAAATTTTGCTGATACGAGAAGTTTGGCTCCCGTTTGGGATAATCATACAAGCCAAGATGTTTTAGAAAGATTAAAAAAACTTTAAAATGCCCAAAGGAGACAAACTAGCACCAAAGGAAGAATTGTTTTGTCAGTATTATGTAAATAACTCTGAATTTTTTGGTAATGGTACTAGAGCATATGCTAATGCTTATGGGATGAACATAGATGGTAAAGGGGCAAAAAAAAAATATAAAACCGCAAATGTTTTAGCTGTAAGGATGTTAGCAAAGGATAGTGTCAGAAAACGCATAACAGAACTTTTAAATAAGTTTCTTAAGAATGATATTGTTGATGGCGAATTGGCAAAAGTTATTATGCAAGACAATGAGCTTGCTTCTAAAGTTGGAGCTATCCGCGAATACAACCGAGTTAAAAAACGTGTTGATGAAACTCCTAAGACAAACATATTTAATTTACCAGCGGATAGGCAAGCGGAGTTAGCAAAGATTTTAAAGAAAAATATTTAAAATGAATGATAACCAAATTAGACCCTAAAGTTTGGGAAGTAATAATTAAAGGTACGCCAGATGAGCGTAAATATATCTGCTCTGAAAGCAAACTCTATTTCTTCCTTTATTACTTCTCGGAATATTTTACTTATCAGCTCGCGCCATTTCATTATGAGATGGTGAATGATTTAGAGGAATTAGACCAAGGACTATTTCATTACTTAATGTGGTGTATGTTCCGTGAGAGTGCTAAAACATCTATAGCTAAAATGGATGTAGTTCATAAAATCGCTTATGAAAAAAAACACTATATTAATTGGGATAGCTTCGACAAATCTAATGCAGAAAGTGCGCTGTTTGATATTACGCAAATATTACAGACTAATGATAAGTTTATATCAGATTTTGGCCAGTTATTTTATGAGCCTAAAGCAACCGAACTTAAAAAATCCACAGTCAAAAGACTTAATAATTTCGTTACTGCTAATGATATCAGAGTGGAGGCATTCAGTACTCAACAGTCGACTAGAGGACGTATCTACAAACAATATCGTCCAGACCATTACATAATTGATGATTTCGAAACCATCAACACCAAAGACAGTTTGCTTAAAATGGGGCAAGTCAAAAAGCATATCGGGGAACTCCAAGCAGGGTTAGCCACTAATGCCACAGTTTTATTTCTTTGCAATCTTATAACAGAAGCCGGAGTTGTAAATTGGCTGATGGAAACTCACGCTGAAAACCCAAACTTTAAAATCAGGAATTTACCAGTAGAGGATAATGGAATAATCGCTTGGCCCGGGAAATATGTTTTTACAGATGAAGAGGCAAATCAAATTAACAAAACCATTGTGGACCCAAACGAGCATAAAATATCCTTGGAAAGCAAAGAGCGAGATTTGACCACTCCAGTTTATCAAATGGATATGATGAACAATCCGGCCGCCGCAGGTGACTTATTCTTTGATCGAGATATATTGGATGCTTTAATTGAAAAATGTAAAGCTCGAAAGTATTTAAAGAAAATTGGCGAGAGGTATATTTACGCTACTTATGACCCAAGCCATAGATACGGAATTGGAGCGGATCCGGCTAAAGGAGTTAAGCAAGATCATAACGCCTCAGCAGGAATTGATTTTACAACCATCCCAGCCAGACAAATAATGAGTTTCGCTAACAACGAAATTCCCCCGGACTCATTCGCGCACGAACTTAAAGCCGAGGGTGAAATATTTGGTGAATGTATAGTCGCTATTGAAATTAACGGAGAGAGCGGTGGTACTTGTGTTAATGAGTTTAAGCATATTTACGACATCGGAAAGATTTATAAGCGCTTATCGAACAAACCCCGGGCGATAGACAAACCTACAAAGAATTTTGATTTAGGTTGGGAAACAAACGGAGCTACAAAGCCGGAGATGATGTTTGCGCTTAAAAAGGCGATTGAAGAGGGATATTTAGATATTTACGATATTCGTATTCTAAAAGAAGCCCGCAAGTACACACAGGCAGATTTACGCGATACAGGGGATAGTGATACCACACGCCATTTTGACTTATTGAAAGCCTGTGCCATAGCTTGGAAGATGAAAGACTTTGCCGAAGCTAGCAAGAAAGTGGCACCATATGTTCAAAAGCCTTATGAGGGAATTTCAGATTTTGAAACTCCTACAACATCTCAACCAACATTAAATAACGGTAACAACTTTTTTAACCCTTTGAATGGAAACCCTAACGACCCGTTTAATAGCGATACTTTTCAAACTAAAGAAATATAAAAAATGACGGATAATATCCAAATCGCACAATTTATATCCAATAAGCCCGGTTATTTAAAAAAGTTAGAGCAAATTATTAGCTCGGGAATTTTAGATGTAACTAGCGATGTAGGAGAAATCCATTTTGACAAAGACGGTAACATTAGAAAAATTAAGGTGCCTAAAGTAATTATCTATCCATGACTATATACGCAATAATAATTATAGTCGTAGCAATTTTAATTTTTGCTTGGAAGACTAAATAAATTTATGGCTAATAATAGAATTTGGTTACTTTGTAACGTTTGCTGTCCCGAATTTAAAAATGTTCCTCCATTATTAAATGGAAATAAGGTTGGGTTTTGTTTGGGTAAGTGGTATCCAGGGCACACAGAGCACGGTGGGTATGGTCCAATTTATACTGATGGAATAAATGATTTTTTTGATGCTCATAGCCATAATAATATTGAATATCCAGTACGCTTAGAGTATGAATCCCCACAAGATTTGACCAAATAGTTTTTTCGTGCTATAATTTTATTAACTAAATATTTCCCCTAACCTAACCACGGCGGGGCCTTAGTATATCTCACAAAATGTGAGGTCTATTGAGGCCTCGCTTTTTTGCGTACCATGGCCAATATAACAGACGAACAATTACAAAAAGACATAGTTCAATCTGCTATGAAACGGCTGATTGTCTGTACTGATTTTAAAAGACCCAGATTAGAAAAAATTAAATTGTATCAAGACACTTACGCAGGAAAGCAAAAACCTAAATTAAGAATCCAATACAACGTACCATTGCCAATTTTATCCGGTATGGTTGATAGCTTATGTGCTGATTTTGATGAAGATATTATGGTTAAGTTTGGAGAAAACCACCCAGCCGATTATTTAAAGATTAAAAAGTTACAAGCAGGCTTTGATCGCGAGGTTCATTCTTTAAGACCAAATGCAAGATGGAATTATAAAGTTCGCGCAGATAAATTTTTAGCGATAATGACTGGTGTTGGAATTACTAAGACTTGGGGCGAAAGTGATCCTAAATTCTCATTGAACTTTGATAATGTTGCACTTGAAGATTTTATTTTTGAACCAAAAGGTGGTGGAATTCTTGAAAATCATATGTTTGTTGGAGAAGAGGGAATTTTCAAGACTAAAGAGCAATTAGAAAGTGGTGCTGAAAGCAAATTATATATTGCTAAAAATGTTAAAGAAATTGTTAGTGCAGGAGCTAGTGACGAATACAGAAGAGAGATGGAGGGTTTATACGGAGATAAGTTAAATCGTTTTCGTTCAATGGGCTTAGATGCTGATAGCAATAATTATATTGGCCAACAAGTTCATAACTTAGTTCAAATGCAAATAGTTTTTAGAGGAGAAAGATATTATTTGTTATTTGACCCGTGGACACAAAAAGCTGTTCGATTGGAATTAAACAAAGATGTTTTTGAATCTAATTTATATATTTATACCGCTTGGCATACACACTCAGACCCAAAAAACTTTTTATCCAAATCCTATACTGATGATTTTTACCCAGTGCATGATTTTATCGGAACTTCTTTAAACCAAGAGTTAACAAACAGGAATAAAAAGAACATGACACCTACGGCTTTTGATAGGGACATGTTTAATGCCGCAGAACTTGATTCGAGATATGAGCGACCAGACAAGTTAATCGGAGTTGATACTAAAGGTGGTACAAGAAGAATTTCAGAGGGCTTATTTGAATTTAAAGCAGGTGAGTTAACCGGAACAATTGATTTAATTTCTTGGTTACAAAAGTCTTTTAATTCATCAACTGGTGTTGAAGAGTTAAACAATCAAGCTAATGATAAAAATACATCTGCCCATGTTGTTTATTCATCCTTACAGTCTGCCAGCAAGCGCATAGGCCACAAGGCAAAGAGTTATCAAGAATGTTATGCCGAAGTAGGTTTAAGGTCACAAAAGGCCTTTGATGAGCATTTAACAGAAGCCATCGCAGTAAAACTAGTTGGCGTTGAGGGTTACGGATGGGATTGGTTAACTAGAGAAGATTTAAAAATGAATCAATCGGCCGATGCAAAAGTTATTTCTGCCGGTGAACAAGATCGAGAAAATATTATTGGTAAAGACCAAAAACTTAAGTGGTTAACTACAGTAATTCCAAATCAAACTTTATTTTCTCAATATAACCCAAAAGTTATTGCCGAAATGGCAGCTCGAGATATTGCCGGTTTAAAAGATGATGATATTACAGAATTAATGGATGTTTCTGCTTACGGAAATAAAGATATTAAAGCCAAAGCTGATATTGCAATTATGCAATTACGAAAAGGTAAAATGCCAGAAATTGTTTGGGATGCAACTATAAAATTTATTGAAATTATTTTTGATCACGCAAGAAGTTATAAAAATCAATTAATTAAAGATAAGACTTATAATTTATTTTTTGATTTTCTAGATAAACATTATGTTATTGCAGCCGAAAATATGGCAACTATAGCTAGTCAAATTCAATCCAAAGCTGCGCAATTGAATACTCAACCACAAGATCCAAATCTACCACAGGAAAAACCCACTCAACCGCAATTACAAACGCAAAATGTTGGAGCTGGTAGTGGTATACCACAGGTTCAACAAACTGATATGAATTTTGGAGGAACTCAATGACAACTCACGAATTATTATTAAAAATTGAACAAGCTAAATTACGGCAATGGGACGAAGATGATCAGTTATTACTTGATGAGTATACAAAGACAGTTTCAGATTATGAAGCTTATCAAGTATTAGCGGAAAATCCTTTAGTACAAAGAAAAATTGAAAAATGGATGGAAGAGCTGAAAGCCATTGATTATAAATTAGCAAATGATAGAGATCTAATAATGGACCCGAATAAAAAAGTTGAAGCCGCTGAATTATTCGCAAGGAAAAATGTTTTAAAAGATTTCATTAATGAATTAAGTATTAATCGTCATGGCCAAGAAATTACAACAATCGAAGAAAATATTAAAAGGTTCATCCGTTAAAAACCGAAAAGAATTTGTTAATTTACAGAGCTACAAAGATAAAGACGGGGTAGATAAATTTTATTGTGGTTACAAAGTAGGTAAAAAATATAAAGAGCAGGACGAGCATTACAACTCGCCCGAAGAAGCAAGACAAGCATTAAAAAATTAAGCGTTAATTAAAACGCAGAGAATAAAAATATATGACAAAAGCAGAAAAAGATGCCGCTAAGGCAAAAAAACAAGCAGAAAAAGATGCCGCTAAGGCACCTAAATCTGCTGAAAGTCAAGTAGGTGCCACTGCACCAGTTCAGACAGAACAAAATCCACAAGGTGAAAATGTAACACCATCTGGGATTGTTGTTCCGGGATCTGTTGTTGCTGAAACACCAGCCCCAACCCCAGTTGCATCTAAAGGGGATGCAATTGTTGAGTTCATGCACCAAGGAAAATTGACGACAAGAGTTTATACCGAAGAGATACACGGTGAAGATTATAAAGAATTAGCAAAAGGTTTTGCTGAAAAGAAAGCAAACCTTGGACTAAAAGGTAAATTTTATCTTAAGTAGTTTTCACACCTCGGGCTTAATCATGTAAAGCCTGAGATTGTGCAAATTAAAACCGACACTGGCGGTAAATCCAGATGCCCAAGATTGGGCTTAAATAATAATCAAAGGATACTTAAATCCTTTGGGAAACCATAAAAAAGATGCCTAATGATAATTCAGAGGCTTTAAACGCAGAGGTAAATAAACAAGCCGAGGCAATGGGCCTTACACCAGAAGATATTGATGGAGGTTTAGACCTTACGGAAATAAAAGCAGGTGAAGAGCTTAACCCGGGATTTAATACCGATGCACCTCAAGGGGAGGAAAAACCCGAAGACCCGACACCGGAAGAAAAACCGGAAGAGGGCAAAATGGAAGATGATTCAAAGATTGAAACCGATGATAAATCTTCCGACCCAAAAGTTAAAGCTAGAGAAGAATTTAAGAAGCGCGAAACGAAGCAAATGTTTGATGATTTTAAATCTGAAATATTTGCCGGTATAGAGGAAAAATTTAAAGGATTTCAAACCGCAACTCCGACTGAAAAGAAAGAGATTAAAGCGGAAGTATCCGAAGATATTAAACAGTTTGCATCTAAATATAAAGATGCAGATGGTAACCCTCTTAACGCTGAATTTTTGGAAGATTTTGCCGCAGCTATTGTAGCTAAAACTACAAAAAGTTTACCGGTAGATTTACAAAAATTAAGCGAGCTAACCGCTAAGGATAAAGCCCAAGAAGAAAATAACCAATTCAACAATGAATGGGATAAAGTTCTTTCTAAAATTAAAGGCCAATTTCCTAACGCTTCTGACGAGCAACTTTCTAAGGCTAAAACCGAAATGAAAGAAACTTTGTCAAAATCTGATGTTAAAGATATGGAATACCTATATCTACATAAAGCGGCAGATAAATTTAAAACTATTCTATTTTCCCCAAAGCGTAAAACTGCTGAAAGCGGCCACGTAGGGGAAGCGGATATGCCTGATGAGGGCGATACGCCATTCAATTACGAAACTTTGACACCTGAAAGGGCTTCAAAGGTTCAATCTGAAATAGACGAGTTTTACTCTAAAAAGAAAAAATAACTTTTGGGGATTTAATTAATTAAATCCTAAATAAAATGGCTAATACATTCCCAACCAAAACCGTTTGGTCAAGAATATTCCAGCTTTCCCGTTACAAGGTGCCGGTATATTCTTTGCTTGCCAAAATGGACTTGGTTGATGAATTAGAATTTGGTGCTAGTGTAAAACGCACCTATTCTAGTGATTTTGCTACTGGCAAAATGAGTGCTGCAGGCGGATATAATATTCGCAACCGTGTAAACACCGAAGAGCAAATTGATATCGATCAAAAAGATTTCATTGCCTCTCGTTTCCCATCATGGGAAAAATTGCTTTGGGTTATGAATAATGACCAAAAGTTTTCTCAAGATTCTGCTGCAAGATTACACACACAACTTGATGCAGATGGTTTAAATGTTGTTCGAGCAGGTGCCGGACAAACTTTAGATGACAGTGTTATAAGCGCAGGTGGTGTTGCCGGTAATGGTATTACCGCAACTATTGGTAACATTATTCAAATTTTTTCTACAGCAGAAGAATTATTGAACTTAGCTAATGCTACCTATCCAAGCGTTGTCCCATATACTGGAAACGTAAAATTGGATTTAGCTAATGATATGAAAGTTGCAATTTGTGACCCTCATACCATTAACATCATCAGACAATATCAAGCAGGTAGAAATACCCCGCTTGGTGATACAAGTGTAAAAAATCAAGGTTATGTTGGTTACTTTATGGGCTTCAATGTCTTTTCAAGTAACTCTTTGCCATTTACAGCAACATTGGCAATGCCAACTCAACCAACTGACGGCGACACCGTTGTTATTGGTGGAGTTACATTTACTTTTAAAACAACACTTGGTTCTACAGCCGGTAACGTTTTGATTGGTGGTTCTGCTGATGCAGCTAGAGCAAACCTAACAGCATTAATTAATGCCCCTTTCACTACAACCGCGCAAGGTGTTGCATTAACATCCACTGAAATTGATGTTTCGACTGCTACAGGTGTAGCAAAAGCTTTAATTTTTGGTGATCCTGCTGACACTACAAATGCTCAGGTAAATATTAGTGCTACCAACGACAACACTGCTGACACAATGGCAATTGTTGTTAAAGGTGTAAATAAAATCACTGTCAGCGACACTTTGACCGCAGCTGATGGTATTTTTACAACTACTTTGCAATGTGTAAATAACATTTTTGCAGTTACAAAATGTTATGACTTGATTTTAAAACGTGACCCATCTATTGATACAAACCCTGTATCAAATAGTGTAGCTAAAGATTTTATCTTCTGGGATTTATACGGACGTAAAGTGTTCCGTGATCAAGCAGTTAAAATTGTTAACGTAAAAATGCAAGCTTCTACACTAACTGCCCCAACTCAAACTTTTTAATTAACTACTAATTGAGAGGTGATAATTTTATCACCTCTCTGGGATGAAAAATATGAAGAAATATATTATTTCTACAATCATCGCTTTAGTGGTTAGCGTTGGGTCTTGGGCTGTTTTGCCATCAAAAGTACAGAATAAAGTTAGCGGTACAGTCGAGAATTTTCCTGTTTGGTTTTATAACGGTTTAGTTGGTGGAAACAATAGCCAATTTTCCGTTAGCACAACTGGTACAGTGACATCTTCTTCGTCTGTATCTTCTACTTTTAGTTCTGCAACTGTTGGATCATCCAGTTCTACCCCAGCAGCTTTTGGGAGTGCTGCGGCTGGACATTTTATTATTGCCGCCGCTGCAACAACTGCGAACGCTTCAACAACTGCGGTAACAGCAAACAGCACAATTTTACTTCAACAAGAAAGCACTACACCTATTCCGGGAACTACTTGTAATTCTACAATTGCATCTAGTACAGTTGTGACAAGCAAAATTGCTAGTAATGGATTTATCGTTACTAACTCTTATGCTCCGGCAACTAATCCTCAGTGTATGTCTTACTTTATTGTAAACTAGCGATGTAAAATCACCCGCAATAAATATTGTGGGTGAAAATTACATCATTAAAAAAAGAATATGAAAAAATATATAATAATTTGTTTGGTAGTAATTCTTGCTTTTTTTGTTATTTCTAGAAATCAAAAAAAGTACGGTGTTGACGTTGTTTATTCTGCGCCAACAATGGCAACAAGTTCAGTAGGTATTTATTCTTCAAGTTTAATTTTAGCGGGGGATAGCGGTAGGCAATATGCATCATTTTGTAATGCAACAAATTCACTACCGACAACTAACGACGCTTTATTTTTAGGTTTTGGCGCAACCTCAACTAAGCCCTACGGAATTTTAATCGCCCCTCAAAAATGTTATGAGATGAATTTATCAAACATGTTTACTGGCCCAGTTTATGCAATTGCATCTACAGCAACAAGCACTTTACTTATTATTTACAAATAGAAAATGCAAACAATTCGCCCGGGAATACAATTTAGAATACCTTGGCAAATATCCGCATCTGATGATGTAGGCACTACTTACTATCCACAAGCGGTTATTAGAGCCTCAGTAGGAAATTCCATTATAGAAACTTTAAATCTGTCGCATGATGGAAATGGAAGATACTCCGCATTATGGTTACCGCCGGGTGATTCTTCTGGCTTGGGTTACCAAATCGACATGACTATTAATGTCTATACAGATTCTGGTCACATCACATTATCTCCAAATTACAGTATAGAGAATAGAGTTTATGTAATAAAAGAAGAGAACAGAAATTTTGGCGCTACAAATTGGTTTGACTGGGAGGGTTTAAAGAGCGTTGTAACAAAAATTGTTGAAAAGGTTTTCGATGAAAAGATAAAAAAATTACCGCCACCAACAGTTACAGAAAAAGAAAATGCGGAATTGCCAGAAATTTTAAATAAGCTTAAACAAATAAAAGGTGGGTTACCATCTATTGATGGACTTGCAGATAAATCGGATATTGAAACGCTTAGAACTGATTTTATTAATCAGACTTCGAGTCTAGAAAGTGTTGTTGGCTATCTTCAAGATAAAATTGAAAATTCTGAAAATGATAACAGTCAAAATTTTGATGTTATTAATACTGCTATTGAAAACTTGAAAAATGAACAACTGAGAATGTCAGAAATGTTTATAAGTTTGTCAAAACAAGTTTCTCAATCGCAAGCAGAATTTTTAACAGAGGCATCTAAAATTATACAAAATGAGATGCAAAAAGTTTTGGCCGGTGTTGATTCAATTACTTATAGTAAAGGCGTTAAACCGCCACAAGAAAATGTAAAGAGTGAAAATAATGCAAATAACTATTTAGATTTAGCTAGAAAATTATGATAAATAATTCCGGATTAAATCCTACTCCTATAGATTATAACGACTATTCTTTACCAAAAACTTTTGGGCAAGCAATTTTAAGTTTGCCTGCTGAATATATTGTTATTCCTGAAAGAATTATGGATCAATCTGGAAGTGATTTTTGTGGTGCGTTTTCATCAACTGCAGTTTCTGAAAGTATGGATATGCAATATTTATCACCAGAATTTTTATTTGCAAAAATGAAACAAATTACAGGTGATATTTATGGCTATGGCGGAGATTTAAGAAGTTTTTGCAAAGCTTGGATTAAATACGGAACTATTAAGCAATCCGATGCGCCATTTAGTTTAAATGATAAAGATAGAAATTTTTTAGCTGATTATAAAAACTGGCCAAGCGAATTAGACATGAAAGCGGCCGAGTTTAAAAAAGAAAGTTTTTTTAGAGTTGAAAAGATACAAGGTTTAGATTTATTTGATTCAATACGACAAGCTTTATTTAATAATGCAATTCCAAAGAGGACTATTTTTACTGGCGCAATGTGGTATAACGATTGGACCTTTGCAGAAAATGGAATAATCCCTACTGAATACAGCGAAGCCGCTGGATTACATGCTTTTAGAATAATTGGATGGAAAAATGAGTATTTAATTATTCAAAATTCTTATTCTTCTCGAATAGGCAATGACGGGTTGTTTTATATGCATAGACAAACGGTTAATAAAGAACTTACCGAGCCTTGTTATATGTTTATTGATTTGGGAGATATTGTGCCTAAGCCGATTGGTAATTTTTTGCAATTATTATTTCAAAAATTATTGAATATTTTATGACTGCAATAACAGCAATGACAAGAAATCAAATGCTTGATCTAACTACCCAACTTTTGGGCGGGTTTGTTCTTGGTGCTGACGACTTTGATAGATTATTGCTTATTGCGCAGGTTAAATATGAATTAAAAAGAGAATGGCAGATTTTAAAAAAGATAGATGATTCGATATTAATTACTGCAGCCAATTCTTATTTAACCTTAAATACTTTACCAGAGGATTTTATTAGATTGACCTCCGATAACCCAGTAAAGCTTTATGGTGCAGCAGGTGATGTACTTAACTGCAAACAAATTCCTATGGAGCAAAGATTGTCTTATAAAAATAACTTTGGATATTTTTATTTAGATTATGCACAAAATAAAATTGCTTTCACTGGCAGTCCTCAAGGCACATATACAGCGCAATTATCCTATTTATATAAACCGGCTGATATTAATGAAAATACTTTGTGGGCTTTTCCGGGATGGTGTCATGCAATTTTACCATACGACATCGCTGTTAATTATAAAGGTGGTATTGACTATGATTCTATTTCCGAAAGTCAGGCTAGATATAACCAACAGGAATTAGATGAAATTTGGGATTTTATGGTTGACTGGGATTGTAAATTACAAACACAAGCTTTGGATGGTTTAGAAAGAAATCAAGACGGGATTAATTTTACACCAAATCAAGTACAAAATTTTAACAACGGGGGTTATTAATGTCTAAATTTTTAAGAAGATCATTAAGTAGAAGCCGAGGGTCGGCAAGTGTGGTTGACTTTACTGTCAATAGATTTTTAGGTTTAGTTACAAATGTTGCTGATCCGAAAGAAGTTCAAAAAGGTGTAGCTATTGATAATCTAAATTGGTTAACCGGCGCATTTAATGATCATATAGAATTAAGGCCCGGAATGAAATTATTAGGCTTACAAAGATTAACAGAATTAGGAAAAATAAGCGGAATGGGTGTCGGAATTCAAAATGATGGGACACAAAGGCTTTTTTGGTCGCATGGAAGAAAGGTCAAGTACTATGACCATGTTACTGATTTACCCGTGGAGGTTGGTAGTAATCTATTACCTGCATCAGCCGATGGCGAAGATGTATCTTTTGAATATTACAACGGAATTGCTGGAGCTTTTGAATATTTGTCATCCCCAAACTCTTCAATTTATAAAATTCCGATTGCAAATCCAGCAAGTGCAATTGATTTACAATCTGCAACTTACAAAGGGAAAATAAAAATTAAACAGGGCAGAACTTTTTTATGGGATAACAAAGTTACATCGACTGGTTTTACAGATAAGACAGGTCTGTCACTTTCATATATCGACAAAGCTCTTTTTACTGATTTTACATCAGTCAGTGCCGAAGCTTTTGGTACCGGTGATGGTACTACAAAAACTTTTAATCATACAGCATCGGCCGTAACTAGTAAACGGAGTGGATTTGGTTTTGTTGTTACCGATGGTGTAGAAACATTTTTGGATAATAAAAATGGAGTAATGATCGGAAGTGCTGGCGGTACCGGAACAGTTAATTATGCAACTGGTGCTGTATCTGTAACTTTCAATACTGCACCGATTTTATCGGCTGCTATTACTGTTAATTACCAATGGGAAGATGCCACATCTACTGGTATAGCAGATTTTACTTTTTCTTCAACAAGAACGGCAGGACAAGGCAATTACTTTAGACAAGACGATGGTGGTGGTAATTTAATGACGGTAATGAGTTTTAATACCAAAGAGTATTGTTTGCATTTGTTAAAAACTTGGTTATTAGAAATTGGGGCAGATGACACAGATGCAACAAACTTAATTTACAGAAACAGAGTAGGCATACCGTATTGGTTAGCCGCTTGTGAAACAGGGGACGGAATAGTTTATTTAGATTACACAGATAAAAATAATCCAGAAATTAAAAGATTGCAAATTGGCAGTAGTGAATATCCGGCATCTACAGAAGTATTACCTAATCCTTTATCTGTAGCATTAAATTTATCACCATACGAATTTGACTATGCTTTAGTTCAAGAATGGGGAAATTATTATCTCTTATCTTGCCAAGAAAAAGTTTTAGGAACAGCTAATAATTATAATGGTGTAACTTTTGTTTACCACAAAACCGCAAAAGCTTGGGATAAATTAAATTATTTTGTATCAAGATTTGCTATTTTAGATGGTAAATTATATGGTGGCGATTCTATTTCCAATAATGTATTTGAATTATTTAGCGGAGCTGATGAAGATGGAAATATAATTGATAACTTTTGGACAAGTGGCCAAATGAATTTAGGAGCAGAGGGTAGAAAAAGATTTTACAGATTTTTAATAGACGGCTACATCAACCAAGCTCAAGACTTTGATATTTTTATTTCCTATGACAACGGAGCATTTACTAAGGTCGGGAACATAAATGGAACTGCCGGATATGTAGATTCATCTTTAGGAACTATGGTGGGGAATACCACGGTAGGAACTGATGTTGTTGGTTCATCCGGTGGCTCTAACGCATATCATTTTAGGAATGAATTTGTTGTTGCGAGTGATGTATTTGAATATGCACAAGTTAAATTTGTAGCCAACGAAGTAGGTGCTTTGCAAATAAACTCTTTCACTTTTAGAGATATTAGATACAAAGGCAGAAAATCAATGCCTGTTTATGTCACTCAATAATTAATTTTTTTATACATGACAAAATTACAAAAAATTATTCTTTCTGGTTTATTAGCAGTTGCAATATGTGTTGTCGGATTTAATGTTTATAAAACCAAAAATAATTTTGGAGCTATCTCAATTCCAGATGCGCCATATTTATTTAATACAACCTTACAAGCTGGTATTTCTGTATCTGATATTTCGATGTCGCTTACATCTGGAACACTTAAGGATGGGACAACGTTAACTGGTTATCAATGTTTTACTATAGACACTGGATCCGCAACTGCTGAATATGCTTGCGGTACTGCATCTGGTACGGCAATATCAAGCCTATTAAGAGGTATTAATCCTTTAAATCCTAATGCTACCTCTAGCGCTTTGATTTATGCTCATAGGCGCGGTGCAGATGTGCGTATTACAGATTTTCCAATTTTGCAAATTACAAAAAGATTAGTAAATGGGCAAGATGCTTTTCCTAATCCATTAAAATACGATTCTGGAGTATCAACAACAACATTACAGGGTAGTGGTTCTTATTTAGCATCTGTGGATTATGTTAACGGTGTTTCAGTTGCCGGTGCAGCCAATGCTACAACTACGGCAAAAGGAATACTGCAATTTGCTACTGGCTCACAAGTGAGTAACGGTACTTTACAGGGTTCAACCGGCGCATTCTTAGTTGCGCCAAATTGGATATTTAATTCTACACCTGGTTCATCAACAACTGTGCCGGTAACTTTAGCTAATGGAAAATTAGCTCAAGGGTTTTTAGATTTAACACAAAATTATATTTGGACTGGCGCTCATTCTTTTAGCGCAACAACAACTCTTGCAACTACAACAATTGCGGGAACTTTAACAGTTAATGGAGCAACGACAACACTAAATAATATTATTTTAATTCCAGCAACTCCAGTCGCCACCTCTTCCGCCGCAAATAAATTTTATGTGGATAATAGATTTTCGTATGGCAACTCTACTACTACTGCCATTAATAATCAATGGACTACAGTTGCATCAACAACCATTGCTTCTTTAACAGTAACTCCTCCAATTGCCGGTAGGCTTTTAGTGACTGCAAATTTATCGGCAACAGGTTTTACAGGTAAAACTTGTATTACGGCTTTATATATTGATAAAGTTTTCCAAGCTAGTACAAGCGCAGTATCTGTGACGGCTACTGGTGACATTGCAACTTTAAATTTTAGTTTTATGACATCACAACAAACAGCAAGCACCCACACAATCGATTTAGTAGGTTCAACAAGTCAATCCTGCACTTTGTACTCAGGCCCTAATTTCTCTGTATTAAATATAGGTAATTAATAATAAAAAATATGGATCAAGAAGTAAAAATTCCAAATTGGACACAAGATCAGAACGCTTTATTAAATAATGCGACTGTTAAGGCTGGAAATCCGGGTAGTCCTTGGACTTCGACAACCGCAACTCCTGCTCCAGCAGTAGTAAGTCCCACACCAACAAATACAGCTATAGCAAATGCTGATCCCAATGCTAATTATAACCCTACGACTGGGAAATATACTGTTGCTGATAAACCAACGTCATTACCGGTTGGAACAAATCAACCAGATTCATCATTACCCTTAGCTCCAACCGCGCCATTATCCGAAGCTGATTTAATTAAACAAAGAGAATCAGAAGCGCAAAGCGTTATACAGTCAATTAATAAAGCTTTTGAGTCAAAAATTTCTACAGAAAATCAAGCCGGAGATGTTAGAAATAGGCAAACTAATGCTTTAAATGTTGCGCGAGGTTTAACGGGTTCTCCCGATGCCGGTGCAGCAGCTGAAAAAACCAAAGACGTAAACTCAAAAGCAGTGCAAGCGATTGAGGATGAGCGATCGGCTAAAATTGCACAAATTCTTTATGACGTAGATGTTCAAGCCCAAAGAGATGCAAAGGATTTACAGGAAACGTATAAAAATGATTACGAAAGTTATAGAAAAGCAACAGTAGAACAAGCTGAAAAAAGAAAAGCGGATGCACAGGCTCAATTTTCTGCTTTGGCTAAAAATGGGGTAGATTTTGAGAAATTAAAAAACACTCCTCAATACCAACAAATGTTAAAAGATTCTGGGTTTGATCCCGGGTATGCGGATTTATTTTATAATTCTCAAAAACCTAAAGCTGCACAAATTGAATGGAAAACTCAGGAATTGAAAAATGGTAATGTTTTATTTTACGGCAAAGACCCAGTAACAGGGCAATTAAGACAAACAGAATATAATGTTGATTTACCAGATGGATTTACATTACAGATAGCCGACGATGGAACTCCAATTATTTTTAATAAAGATAAAGGTGTTGCAAGTATTGCATCAGGATTTAACCAAGGACAATTTGCAAAATCAGAAAAAGGTTCGGGACAAAAAATAGTCAACATAAATGGCACTGATTATGTTCAAAATTCTGACGGCTCATATTCAAATCCAAATGTACCGGAAGCAAAGCAACAAGCGACTGAATTAAAAACTAAGGCTTTGAGTTCGGCAAAAGCTTTATTAGAAAAACTTCAAAAAGGACAAGGTTCAAGCGCTGTCGGAGGTAGTCGCATATTTGGAGGCGCATTAGCAGCTAGAATACCGGGTACTGATGCCGCTGGGTTCGTGAACGATTACAACACTTTAAAGGGACAGCTTTCTTTGGACAATGTTAAGTTACTAAAAGGACAAGGTGCTGTTTCTGATTCCGAACGTCAATTATTAGCCAATGCTTCCACTAGATTAAATTTAGCCCAATCTGATAAAGAATTTCAAGATGCTTTAAATGATATTATAAGTGGTTTGAGCGGTACTGGTGAAAATAATCCAGACAATAAAACTTCTACTGGGCAGGTAATTGAATGGAATGGTAAAAAATATCAAACGGATGCGGAGGGAAATTTTGACCCAAACAGCCCTTTAACTAAAGAGGGGAGCGTCTCGAACAACGCTCAAGCAAATTCAGTTATTAATACGGTTTCCACCATTCCCAATGGTAAAAATGGCGGTCAATGTGGACACTTTGTTAACCAACTAACAGATTTGGGGATGGGTGATTCCTATCAATCAAAAATAAGCAAAATGGACCCAAGCATTAAGACACCACAGCCCGGAATGATATTCGTAATGCCATATAAGGACAATGGGCATACCGGAATTATCCTTTCTGTAAATAATGGTATTGCCACTGTAAAAGATTCTAATTACGGATTGGACGAAAAAATCCAAACTCATCAAATACCAGTTTCTAAAATGACAGGATTTACTTACGCATAATATGAACATCAAAGACCTACCACAAAATTCCTATAAAGTTGTTCAACCCGCACAAACGGGTTCTTCCGGTAAGGTAAATGTCAAAGATTTACCCGCGGGGTCTTTCAAGGTTCTCAGTGGTGAAACTACATCATCAGATAATGAGCCTAAAAAAGAGGGATATTTTAAAGGCCTTACAAACCCTCAAAATCCTAATGGAATTTTACCTTACGAGGCAATAGATAAAGCCTTAGCGCCAACTTCTTTGGAAACAAATAAGGATAACAATATTGGAACTACAATTAAAAACGATTTAAAAAGTGCCACTAAATTTGTCGCTGGGGTTGCTAATTTTCTTGATCCAGTTATTATTGGAAAGAAAATAGGCGAAGTAGTTGGAGGTTCAATAAATTATGGAAAAGAATTAGGACAGCAAGCACAATCTGAAAAAGCAGTTAAAGATTATATTTCCAAATTACAGGAAACTTTAATTAAAGCTCGCGCGGCCGGAAAAGATACTAAAAATATTGAACGCTTAATTAAAGAAAACGGCGGCGCTCCCGCTCCAATTACTTTAGAGCAAGGAATTTCAAATTATAAAAAGGAACTTCCAAAAGCAATTTATGAAACTGCTACGCCAGCATTTATAAAAAAGGGGGTAGAAGCTGGAAAAAATGCGACTCCAGAAAAATTGGCGGAAAATAATTTTGGTAAAACTGGAACTGGGGCCAGAATATTCGAGGGTATTCATGCCGCTACTCAAGATTTAGCCGAAGATCCATATCAATTGGCACCTTACTTCTTAATGGCCAAAGGCGCTATTGAAAGTAAGTTACCGGGTGTAGATAAAGCTATAAGTAAAACCGCCTCTCCTGTAATAAAGGTAGGCGAAAAAATTGCATCAGTAATTCCCGAGGCTATAAAAAGCCCAATTAAAACTTACAAAGCTTCTCAGGTAAAGGCTGAGGCAAAAGTTAATGACCAGATTATTAAGCAACGTACAAATGAGCTGGAAAATATTGAAAATAATTACGCCAAACTTAGAAAGAATAGAGATTTTTCCCAAGACCAAAATGCTAGTAGCAGGCAGCGTGTTGCTTCCACTGATGTTTTAGTTAATGCCGTAGATGAGGCCGGAACAATTAACACTAAGAAGTCAGGGGGCGCAATTGAGCAATATAAAAAAATGACCCTCGATCACGCTGAGGGTGTTGTCAGAAAAAACCTTGTTAGATTAAATGAAACAGTTAATTTGAGTAAAGTTGAAAGTGAGTTAACAAAGGCAGTTTATGATAGCGGTCTTGAGGGAGCTGATTTAAAAAATGCATTAAATAATGTAAAAAAAGAAATTTCTGGTTACAGATTAAAAGCCGATGTTAATGGTGATGTACCTTTGGCATTAATTCACGATGCAAAAATTAGTACCACAAATGGGATTGATTATAACACTCCAGCGGATGTTAAAGCTTATAGAAAAGCTATTGCAAGGGGATTGAAAAAAACAGTAGAAAAGAATAGTGAGTTTCCAGTTGAGGATGTCAATAAAGCACTCTCACCATATTTACAAGATATTAAATATTTAGAAAGTTTGGATGGCAGAAAAGTTAAAGGTGGAAAATTGGGGAAATATTTTTCTCAAGTTACAGGAACGATGATTGGTGGCGCAATGGGTTCAGCAATTGGTGGACCGATAGGGTCGGCTATTGGAGGGATTGCAGGGCGTGAAATATCTGGTAAAATGGTTAGTTCAAATTTATCTAAAACTTTTGGCAAAGAATCCGGAAGAGTTGCAGAACAGCATCCAACAATAAAAAAAGCGGTGGAATTAGGAAATACTCCACCAGAACCAATCACGATTAATAATTATCGGGTAAAAGAATCTCCCCGAAACCAAACATACAATCCAATCAATAAAAATGCTAAAAGTAAAGCTATCATATCCGATACCTTACCACAAACCGAAAAAAATGTCAAGCTAGGCACTACTGCCAAGCCTATGGATTTAAAATATCGTGGTACTCCCGAGCAGGGATCAGTAAAGGTAAACGACTACCGAAAAGATTCAAGATATCCAAAATATATTACTCCGGACTTAATCAATAGATTTAAAAAAGTATTGGATTACAAAGAAAATGCAAACCGCCCGATTGACATGGGAACTAAGCCGGTAATAAAAAAAGTTATACCAATGGGTGACATGAAAGTTATGGGGGGAATTAAAAAAGTTACTGCAAATGATGTGCCAGTTGAATATGCAAATAAATCATTTGAGCAAATTAAAGACCACACTGCGGAATTGGCTAAAAAAGGACTAGAAGAAAACCAACAAGCGTTATCTATAAACACTGAAAATTATTATTCTAGTTGGAATAAAACTGCTCAAGATAGCTACAAAGTATTTAAAAAGATTTTCAATGCATGGAAAGATAATCCGGAAGATTTTGCACAACTGACAAAAACAAAAGCTGGAAGTAAATTGCGTGAACAAATATATGACGTTGCCAAGCAGATGGATGTTACAGAGGGTGAAGTATTTGAGTTGTTTAAAGATAGGTTACTAAATGAGGGAAGTTAATCAGGTAAATTTTTTGAATTTTTCTTCTTCAATTCTTCTAATTTATCAAGATCCTTACCAAATTTAATTAATTTCTCCATTTGTTCTATGTCTATCCCAAAATTTTTCTTTAAGACACCACAAAACATAATCATTAATATTTGTTCTTCGTCTTCTTTGCTCAACATAAATTTATTTACTTAATTCAATATCAATTAAACCCTCGGAGTTTGAATGGGGAGTAAGTTTACATTTTGTATATTCAGGATAACGATCTTTAATCTTGTTATATTCATTCTCGCACATTTCTTTAACTTTACTTCCATAAATATCTGATTCCCAATTAGGATGTCTAATATTAAGCCAAAAAAAATATAACCCTATGAGAATGGACAGAAAAATTATCGGGAATAAATACTTAGTTTTAGTTCGTTTCATTCCTAAATGATACACCTATATTTTACTTTAATCAATAGAAAGGCCAATTATATGAAAAAACAAGTCATTTTAGCCATTTTAATTTCAGTTGGGCTTACTCTAGCTTTTTCAGTAAAAGCAGGGGTTTTTGATTGGCTTCATTCAGTTTTCAACCCTCCAAAAGAACAACAATTTGGCGATACAATTGGTACTGTAAGTCCTTTTAAAGTAAACTCAACAGGCGTTATTATTGAACGATCTGCAACTAACACGCAGCTCACGAATTTAACTGTTACAGGAACTTGTACCGGTTGTGGTACTGGTGGGGGATCATCTTCATCTACTCAAATTACAGTTGGTGCTAATACAATCACAAATACTGCATACACTTTTTCTACAGGCACACCATCTTCCGGATTGTTTTTAAGTTTAACAAATAGTAGCAATAATATTATTTGGAATTTACAAACAACATCCGGCTACAACATTCCCCTCACCGCCTCAACTACTCAATGGTCTAACTTAATTAACTCTCCAATATGGAAAATAGGGAGCGGTACTGTTTACAACGCCACCTCAACAGATTCAGTTTTAATCGGCACATCCACCCCAACATCAGCTAAGTTGTTTGTGCAGGGGAGTGGAGCGTTAAACCCTTTCCAAGTTAATTCATCCACAGGTACATCTTTATTAACAGTTTTGGCAAATGGAAATGTTGGAATTGGAGTTACTAATCCAGGAAATACACTTCATGTAGTAAACAGTGCAACTGGGATTAATCTTCAGGGAAGATTTGAAAATACAAACTCCGGTCAACCAGCAGGTTTTAGAATGTCTAATGGCGGTTGGGACATAGGGTTTAGAACAATTCCTAGCGTTGCTTGGTTTGATATTGCAGATAGCGTTGGAGGGTCACAGCATCAATGGAACGGCAAATATTATTATTTGGATCCAGCAGGCAGAATTGGTTTTGCAAACAGCCCTTTGTCTAACTCAGCTGCGCCAAGTTATGGTAATGCATATTTTTATAACAGCAGTACAAACACTATTTCCACACCCGGGTCATTTAATGCGATTGGTAGTGTAGGAATTGGAACCACAACTCCAACTCAAAAATTAGTTGTTGTTGGGAATGAATATGTTACTGGTGCAAGATTTGATTCTACTAACGCTTCTGGTACTAACGGACAATTATTAATTTCTACTGGTATTGGCACTCAA